TCGCGCACGGGTAACATCCGAGCCGCTGTGCATGTCACGCGGTGCCGGTTCCGTAGGCAGTGATTAACCCTGGAACGAGGCGACAGACTGCAACGGGTGCCTGGATTGCGGCGTACCTCCGGAGACGGGAAGGGCGCTGGGTCCAGGAGGGAGGGGGTGGACAGTCGGGGTCCCGCTCGTAGGTGCCTATGCACCGGCCTGGCCTGTTGCAATGCAGTCGACACAATCTTCCGAAAACCCGAACCGAGGGGCGTCCCACGCTGGCGCGCCCCGACCTCAGGCGGGACAACCTGAGGCCCCGAGCCAGCCACACCAGTCCGCCGTCCACCCACTTGTTTGGGGGCCGGCCCTGGGCGTAGCGCAAGCGCTAGCCCTCCCTTCCCCTCCTCAACCTCCCCGTCTCCCACATGTCGCGGCCATCACCGCCGCGCCTACTCCCGCCCTCCCCCCCGCACGCATACCTGACAAACCGGGGGACGGCAAGATCGTCCTCGCCGGCTACCGGCGGGACGCCCCCAACACTTTCGAGGCCACCGGCCTCACCGTGGCCGACTCGGCCACCCTAAACCTGATGGCCGCCCCCCCGTCCATCGCCCACGTCATGCGCGCCGCCGCACCACTGACCCTCCGCGCCGACATCGCTCGGCCGGAACTGTCGCCTCTGGAGGCGGCCGGCTCTGTGTTGCGTGCCCTGGGCACTGTGGGCGGGGGCGAGCGCGCCATCGCCGCTGAGGTCGTGGCCCGTGCCCTCTCTGGCGGCTCCTCCGTTTCCTGGCTGGCCGCCGGGGTCGCGGCGGCAGCCGACTGGGCCTGCCACGCCCACCACGCGTACCCTGACGTCACCCCCGCCCCTGGCGAGCATTGGCTCGCTGAGGCGCAGGGCATCCCCGTCGAAGCGATTGACGCCTCGAGGTGGGCTGCCCTGCGTGGGCTGGGCGCGGCAGGGGAGGTCGTGCTCCGCGCGACCTCGACTGAGGACGTCCGCGCCGCGCTGATCGCGGCCATCATCCTGCGGGGCGCCAGCGGCGCCCCAGCCGGAGACATCGCCCTCCCCTCGCTGCGCCGGACCGCCTGGTCCGGCGTCCAGCGCCTGGTGTTCCTCCTCCCCCCCGGCTCCGCGACTGAGCGGGAGTCGGCTGCCTTTGCAGCCGGCGGGTGGAGGGCCCTCCTCCCCGACGCGGCCACTACTTCGGCCGCAGTCGTCGGCGGCGCGTTCGCCAGCTACGCACTCCAGCACGGGCTGGAGCGCGAGCTGGGCGATGCGATCGCCGCCGTCTCTTTCCTTGCCGCCGCACCCGACGGCAAGTCCGGGCTCCCTGAGTCCGTCCGTACGTGGCGGTTCCCCCGCCCGTACGGCACCGGCGCCATCCTCGCCGACCTCCTTGTCCCTTCCCCCGCCGAGCTGTCCCGCCCCGGCGGCCCCGCCAGCCTCCCTGCCACGGACGCTGAGTGGGTCGCCGCCTGCGCGATCGGGCCGCTCGCGCTCTACGCCTCCGCCGCCGCTATGGCCCGAGAGGCTGGTGCCGATCCCTTCGGCATCGCCAGCGGCATCGCTGCCGCCGGCGACCTTGCTGCCGCCTGCGCCCGCGCCGGCGGCCAGGCTGCCCTGCTCGGGCAGCTCCTCGAGTCGGGCTACGGCCTGGCCGCCCCATTCGGCCCTGCCCTCGGCCCCTACACGTGGGCGGCCGACTACGCCCCCGCCGCGGGCGATGCGCCCTGCTGCCCCCGCCTCGAGCGGACGGCCGCGTGGCTCTTCGGCTGCGGCGCCACCGCCGACATCTCGGCCTTCGCTGCCGCCGGCCGCGACCAGGCGCGCGCACAGCGCGTCTATCTGCCCGGCGTCGGGCACGGGCTTCTCGCCCCGGCCGGCGCCCCAGAGGTGGGCCCCCTCCTCTCCGCCTCCGTGTGGAGCCGCGCCGGCGTCGACCGGCCGGAGGTCACCGCTTGGGTGGGCACCGCCGCCCCCGAGCTCGGGGCCGGCGGGGCGCACTTCGGGTGGCAGCCGCTCCCCGCCGAGCGGCTGCCCCGCCTCCGCACCCTCGCCCCCCGCGCCCTAGGCGTGACGCGGGGCCTCGGCCTGCCTGCTGTGCAGGCCAACGTCCCCCTGCCCTCGGCCCTCGAGCCGACGGGAGAAGTTGAGGTCCGCCTCTTCTTCCCGACTGCCTCGGCAGTCAGCGCGGACCGCGTCCTAGGCCTGCTGAGGGCCGACTCGCTGGTCCGCGGGCCGTCATCGGCCCACATGTGCCTGGGCGCCCAGTCGCCCACAGAGGTGGTGTCCGCGCCGCCGCCCTCGCTGGCGGCGGCCCGGCCGCGCCGCCTCGCTGCCTTCTTGGGCGGGGCCGGCCCCCTGTCTGCCGCTCCCGCCCCCGACGCCGGTGCCCACATCCGTGAGGCACTGGCCCCCACTCCGTCTTTTGGGGCAGCTGGCCCCGAGCAACCAGCCCACCCGGCTGGGCCAGCAGCTCCCGCCGTCGGCGCCACGCCCGTGACGCCGGCCTCGACGGCCGCGCACGCGCCGGCCGCCGGGGACTCCGGCAACTAAACCTTCTCCGGGGCCCGGGGGCGTGCGGCTACACCAATTCCATCTGGAATTGTGCCGGCCGGACGTCTACCTGGGGCCGCGGGGGGCTGGTCCTGGCCCCCTGCGGTGGCTGCTTCCGCGCTGGGTGTGATGCGTGTGACGGCTTAGGCCTGTCATACCGTCACCCCGAACCTACAGTCCGGCCAGTGGGCGGTCTACCTCGTGTGGACTCCCTCTGCACCGTCGGCTTCACCGGCCCTGGTGGAGTCGATGACGACTGGAGCGCGCAAGCGTACTCCCCCCACCCCAACCGGGACGCTGCCTGGTTCGTGCCCACCTGGGTCGTCCACGAGCCGGGCAGCGTACCCCCGTCCCTGCAGGCGCTCACGTATATTGAGCTCCTTGCCCGCCGGGGGTACATTAATGACACGACCCTCGAGACCTGGCGGCTGGCGTATGCCCCCGAGTGTGCGCCCGCCACTTCTGATGCGACCTCTGAGGCTGCCCAGGGCGCGATTGCCGCCGCCCTCTCCCACCTCGACGCCGCCGCTACCCCAGCCCCCCCCTGCCCCGAGTGGCCCCGCAACCGTGGCTCATACCGCGAGCAGGCCTCCGCCGTCGCTTCTAGGGCGCAAATGCTCTTCCCGCCGAGGAAGGGCGCCACCCGCCCCGGCACGTACCATCTGCGCGTTGACGACGTCCTCGCCGCGCTGGCCCGCACGCGCCCCGCCGCCCTCCCCGCCGTCTTGCGGACAGCGCGGGCGCGTGTGGGACAGCCGAACCAGTTCGTCGCTGCGTACCTGCTCTGGCGCCACGCCGTCCCCGGCGTCGACCGCTTCTTGAGGCGTACGCGGGCCGACAACGTGCCATACGAGGCTTGGCCCAAGGCATGGAAGCCGCTGTCGACCGCCATTAAGCGGCACGGCTCCCCACTTGGGCATCCGGGCTCGGCCCCACTCCTCGCCGAGGCTGAGACCCTCGTCGGGTACGGGTTCGGCGGCGTCGACTGGGAGCAGGAGCGGCGTAACCGCGCCGACCTTGCCCTGGCCACCAACTTCGGCCAGGGCGAGATCATCGAGTCCCTCCGGCACCTGTACGGCCGCGCCCTCGCCGGCGCCCGCCCGCAGCCGATGAGCCTCGATGAATTCTGGGCCCGGCGGTGGTGGTGGATTGCGTCCGGCTCCGAGGCCGGCGCCGCTGGCGCACTGCCCCGCGAGGCGTTCGCCCCCGCCTTCACCGCCCTGGGCGGGCGGCGCGTGCACCACACGCACCGATCCGCCGCCGAGGCCCGCGGCGCCGGCTTCCTCGGCTCCCTCATCCACACCGCCCCGCACATTACGGCCACCGCCTCCGCGCAGGTCAACGAGCGCGGGACGGTGCGCGCGCTGTACGCTGGCGACCCCGCCAGCTACTACGTCACGGCTGCCG